CGGCCAGCTCGAGTTGCTGGAGCCGCCGAACCTGCGCGCGCTGATCGACAAGTGCGCCGCCGCCACTCGAATCCCGACATCCAAGGAGTAAGCCATGACCGATTGGTGCGATTTCAACGACGCGCAGCAGCAGCCCAGTTTCGACCTCATCCCCAAGGGCACGCTCGCCCGCGTGCGCATGACGCTCAAGCCCGGGGGCTTCGATGACCCGGCCCAGGGCTGGACCGGCGGCTACGCCACGCAGAGCTTTGAGACCGGCTCGGTGTATCTCGCGGCCGAGTTCGTCGTGCTGGAGGGCGAGTACGCTCGGCGCAAGCTGTGGTCGAACATCGGCTTGCACAGCGCGAAGGGACCGGCCTGGGCCAACATGGGGCGGTCCTTCCTTCGTGCGGCGCTCAACAGCGCGCGCAACGTCCATCCCCAGGACAACGGACCGCAGGCCGCCGCCGCGCGGCGCATCCAGGGCTTCCACGAGCTCGACGGCATCGAGTTCCTCGCCCGCATCGACGTCGAGAAGGACGGCCGCGGCGAGTTGAAGAACGTCGTCAAGAGCGCCGTCGAGCCCGACCACCCGGACTACGCCCGGCTGATGGGGCTGCCGCCGAAGAACCCCGGCAGTGGTTCCACCGGCGCGCCCGCCGCAGCAACCCCGCCGCGCAGACGCCGCCCGTCAACCCGCACCCCCCCGCCGTGCCGGGCAAGCCCGCCTGGGCGCAGTGAGAGGAGGGTCAGTGAAGTGTTGGGTCTGCAAACGACAGGCGCGCGGCTACGGCCACTCGGACCTTCGGCATCCGGTGGGCGACGCCCGGCGCTATCCGATCGACTGGGTGTTCTGCTCGCGGCGCTGCCAGCAGGCGTTTCACGCGCTCTACGGTCAGTGGCTGCGCGTGCAGGAAGGACACACGCCCAAGACGGAGGTGGCCATGATCGACCCGTCTGACGTCGAACTGGCCGCGATGAAGAAGTGCCTCAAGGCCTTCGGCGAGGTCGCGGGCGAGATCGGCTTTGCCAAGCCGCTGGGCGAGTATTCCGAGGCTGAGGCGATGCAGGTGATCGACGCCATCGTCACCTGCTACACGGAGGCGATGGTCGAGCACCACGAGGCGACCAAGTATCCGCCGGTGCGGGGCTTGAAAGACCCGGTGTCCGACCCCTTCGCCGACCTCGAGGACGATCTGCCGTGGGAGGAGCCGAAGGCTCAAGCGCAGACGGCACGCACGGCAGCACCCAAGGAGGCGCGGCGATGATGGACTTCAACGCCTCCAAGAGCCTGTCGGGTCAGCTCACGGCGCTGATCGATGCCGGGATGCAGCAGTCTCGCGCGGCGCAGCCTCGCCGCGCGTACCTGGGCGCCTCGCGCCTCGGGGCCGCGTGCGAGCGCGCGCTGCAGTACGAGGTCGCCGACGCCCCGGTCGATCCGGGTCGCGAGACCGACGGTCGCATGCTGCGCGTCTTCGAGCGCGGCCACCTCATCGAGGACTGCATGGTCGGATGGCTGCGCGCGGCGGGCTTCGATCTGCGCACGCGCGACGACGCGGGCGAGCAATTCGGCTTCTCGGCGCTGGACGGGCGCCTGCAGGGCCACGTCGATGGCGTGCTCGTCGCCGGGCCCGACCTGGGCTTCGGTTCCGGCTACCCGGCGCTGTGGGAGAACAAGTGCCTGGGCGCCAAATCGTGGCGCGAGTTGGAGAAGCACCGGCTTGCGTCTGCCCGCCCGGTCTACGCCGCGCAAGTGGCGCTCTACCAGGCCTACCTCGAACTGCACGCGCACCCGGCCCTGTTCACGGCGGTGAACGCCGACACCATGGAGATTCACGCCGAGCTGGTGCCGTTCGATGCGGCGTTGGCGCAGCGCATGTCCGACCGGGCCGTGAAGGTCATCACGGCCACCGAGGCGGGCGAACTGCTGCCGCGCTCGTTCTCCGATCCCACCCATGTCGAGTGCCGGATGTGCCCGTGGCAGGACCGGTGCTGGAGGGCTGCGGCATGAACGAGACACCGCTGCACCAGGTGCTCGGGGAGCGCCTGATCGACGCACGCGAGGCGGCACTGGCGCTCAATCTGCCGCACTACTGGCTCACGCACGCGAAGGAGCGCCGACGTCTGCGCCTGCCGCACTACCGGGTGGGCAAGCTGCTGCGTTTCAAGCTCTCCGAACTGATGGCGTGGATGGAGGAACGTCAAGCCCTGCTCACGGCCGACGCAGTGCACGAGGAGGAGGCGGATGCTGGACTTCAATGACACCGCACCCGCGCCCGAGATCCCGGCGTCCGACCGCCGCGAGGCCGTGCGCGCCGCGCTGCTCGCGAGGCTGGAGTCGGTGCTGTTCACCCTGTTCCCCGCTGGAAAGAAGCGCCGCGGCAAGTTCGTCATCGGCGACGTGCTCGGCAGCCCGGGGGACAGCCTGGAAGTCGTGCTCGACGGCGACAAGGCGGGACTGTGGACCGACCGCGCCGAAGGCTCCGGCGGCGATGTGTTCCACCTGATCGGCGGCCACTACGGCGTGGACGTGCACGGCGACTTCGCCCGCGTCCTCGACCTGGCCGAGGACCTCGTCGGCCGAGCGCCCACGGCGCCGCCGCGCAAGGCGGCCAAGAAGGCCTCGATCGACGACCTGGGTCCCGCCACCGCCAAGTGGGACTACCTCGACGCACAAGGGCAGCTCATCGCCGTCGTCTACCGCTACGACCCGCCTGGGCGCAAGAAGGAATTCCGGCCCTGGGACGCGCGCCGCCGCAAGATGGCTCCGCCCGAGCCGCGGCCGCTGTACAACCAGCCGGGGATCCAGGACGCCGCCCAGGTCGTGCTGGTCGAGGGCGAGAAATGCGCCCAGGCCTTGATCGACGCCGGCGTGTGCGCCACCACCGCGATGCACGGGGCGAATGCGCCCGTGGACAAGACCGACTGGTCGCCGCTGAAGGGTAAGACCGTACTGATCTGGCCTGACCGCGACAAGCCGGGCTGGGAGTACGCCGTGCAGGCGGCCCAGGCCATCTTGTCCGCGGGTGCCAAGTCCTGCCACATTCTCTACCCGCCCGAGGACGCTGCGGACGGATGGGACGCGGCCGATGCGATTGCCGAGGGCTTCGACGTGGCCGCCTTCCTCGCCCACGGTCCGCGTGTGCAGGTGCATGACATTGCGGACCCCGGCGAGCCGGTGATCGGCGCGGATGAATCGGTGTGGGGCACCGAAGATGCCCTGGCGCTGGCCTTCACCCGGCGCTACCACCGCGACTGGCGCTTTGTTGCCGCCTGGGGCCGCTGGCTGGTGTGGGACGGCCGGCGCTGGCGCAACGAGGACACGCTGGCGCAACGAGGACACGCTGGCGGCCACCGACCTGATCCGCGGGGTCTGTCGACACGCGGCCCTGCAGGCCGACAACCCGAAGTTGGCGGCCAAGCTGGCCACCTCCGGCACCGTCGGCGGGGTCGAACGCCTGGCCCGCGCGGACCGGCGCCACGCCGCGACCACCGCCGAGTGGGATGCCGATCCCTGGCTGCTCAATACCCCAGGCGGTGTGGTCGACCTCCGAACGGGCCGCCTGCGCGCGCACGACCGCGCCGACCGCATGACCAAGATCACGACCGCCACGCCCGGCGGCGACTGCCCGACCTGGCGGCAGTTCATTGCCGAGGTGACCGGAGGCGATGCGCAGCTTTCGGCCTATCTGCAGCGCATGGCGGGCTATGCGCTGACCGGCTCCACCCAGGAGCACGCGCTGTTCTTCCTCTACGGCACCGGCGCCAACGGCAAATCGGTGTTCGTCAACACCCTGGCCACGATCCTGGGCGACTACGCCGCCAACGCGCCGATGGACACCTTCATGGAGACGCGCGCCGACCGGCATCCAACCGACATGGCGGGGTTGCGTGGCGCGCGCTTCGTGGCGGCCATCGAAACCGAGCAAGGGCGGCGCTGGGCCGAATCCAAGGTCAAGAGCCTCACGGGCGGCGACAAGATCTCGGCGCGCTTCATGCGGCAAGACTTCTTCGAGTTCTGGCCGCAGTTCAAGCTCTTCGTCGCCGGCAACCACAAGCCCGCGATCCGCAACATCGACGAGGCGATGAAGCGCCGACTGCACCTGATCCCCTTCACGATCACCGTGCCGCCCGAGCGGCGAGACAAACACCTGCAGCAGAAGTTGCTCGCCGAGCGCGACGGGATTCTGGCCTGGGCGCTGGAAGGCTGCTTGGCCTGGCAGCGCCTGGGCCGGCTCGATCCGCCGCCGCAGGTGGTGGCCGCCACCGAGGAGTACTTCGAAGCCGAGGACGCGCTGGGCCGCTGGCTCGACGAGCGCTGCGTGCGCGAGGCCAATGCCAAGTCGCTGACGGCCGAGCTCTTCAGCGACTGGAAGCAGTGGGCGGAGGCCGCCGGCGAGTTCGTCGGCTCACAGCGCCGCTTCTCCGACCTCTTGATCACCCGCGGCGTCGAGAAATGGCGCAACGCCGCCGGCATCCGGGGCTTTCGTGGCGTGGGCCTCAAGCACCCGACGCAGCCCGCCTACACCCCCTATGCCGACGACTGAACACCCATGACCCCCTGCCGGACTGACGCATCTGACGCTGTACATCGTAAGTCTCTACGCGCGTGCGCGTGCGCGCGCCTCACGGAAACTATCGATATCGAGCGTCGGATGCGTCAGTCCCCACCGAACGAGGACTGACACCATGCACACCACGATCCTGGCCCTGGACCTGGGCACCACCACCGGCTGGGCGCTGCGCGGCAGCGATGGCCACATCACCAGTGGCGCCGAGCGCTTTCGGCCGCAGCGCTTCGAAGGCGGCGGCATGCGCTTCCTGCGCTTTCGGCGCTGGATTTCTGAAATTCAGAAATCCGTTTCTGAAATTCAGTTTTTGTACTTCGAGGAGGTGCGCCGACACGCCGGCGTGGATGCCGCGCACGCCTACGGCGGGTTCCTGGCCACGCTCACTGCCTGGTGCGAGCACCACGGCATCCCCTACCAGGGCGTGCCGGTGGGCACGATCAAGAAGCACGCCACAGGCCGTGGCAATGCGAGCAAGGACGAGATGCTGGCCGCCGCCCGCGCTCGCGGCCACACCCCCGCCGACGACAACGAGGCCGATGCGCTGGCCTTGCTGCATTGGGCGATCGAGCGCCACGACGCGGCGCAGGAGGTCTGAGATGCACATCCCGACCCCTCGCTACCGTGGCCCGCTGGCACGCCTGCAGCCCGAGCCGATGGACGTGGAAGCCGTCAAGCGCCAGGGCTGGCGCGAGCAGCACCTGCTCGTCGTCGGCCTGGACGATGAGCGGCTTCACTGGACGGAGCGCGAGCTGATCCGCCGCATCGGCGAGCGGCTTTATGGACAACGGGATGGAGCCCGGGAGGCACGCCATGGCTGAGTGGACCATCGAGCAGGTGGCCGAGCGTTTCCGCGAAGCCGCCATCACCGCGCACCGCCTGCCACCCGTGCGGGTGCAGGGCTACTTCAACACCTGGCCGGCGATCCGGCGTATGCCATGGGAGACATTCGGCGCCGAACCCACGATCCGGCGCTTTCCGCCCGCGCCAGAGGCCATCGAGCGCATGCTCGAAGCCATGCGCTGGGTGCAGTGGCTGGAGGAAGAGGAACGGCACCTCGTGTGGATGCGCGCCGAGCGCCACCGCTGGCGCGACATCTGCACGCGCTTCGGCTGCGACCGCACCACGGCCTGGCGGAGGTGGCAGCGGGCATTGCAGACCGTGGCAGATCGGTTGAACAGCAAGCAGGGAACTTCTCGACAATGTATGCCACTAAGTGGCACAATTGCCAAATGAAAAGGGTGTTCAAGACGCGCCACTTCGCCCGTTGGATGCGCAAGACCGATCTGACCGATGTGGGCCTGTGTCGGGCGGTCGAGGAGATGTCCGCAGGCCTTATCGATGCCGACCTGGGTGGTGGTGTCGTCAAAAAACGTGTGGGACTGGCCGGGCGCGGCAAGCGTGGCGGCGCGCGCACCTTGATCGCTACGAACAAGGGCGATCGCTGGTTCTTCGTCTACGGCTTCGAGAAAAGCGAGCGGGCCAACATCGATGACGAGGAACTGGATGCGCTGCAGGATCTGGCCGCCGATCTGCTGTCACGTTCCACGCGCCAGTTGGATGAATCCGTTGCCGACGGAACATTGCAGGAGATTTGCCATGACGACTAAAGCTAAGCCTAAGAGCCGCCTGCTTGAGGCCGTTCATGAAACGGCAAGCGATCTGCATCGCCTGGGCTTCATCGACAAGCGCAAGATGCGCAAATACGACGCGCTGTGCCTGGAACCGGTGCACGAATTCGACGCCGACAAAGTGCGCGCGTTGCGCGAACGCCTGCACTTGAGTCAGGCGGTGCTGGCCTCGGTCCTCAACACCAGTGTCTCGACCGTGCGCAAGTGGGAGATCGGCGACAAGAAACCCAGTGGTCCCTCACAAAAACTGCTCGACCTCATCGAGCGCAAAGGGCTGGAGGCAGTGCTCTGAAGAGGAAGCGCCTCCAAACCCATGCGCAACGTTAATGAATGCAAGGCGCACTGACAGACAGTTTCGGACTGGATGCGAATCCGGGGGCGTTCAGGGGTGCAACAAAGCAGGCCGATCAGGGGTAGTATCTCGGCTAACTTCTGGACAGCGGTGACACCCGACGAAGCCGCCCGCGCATCGACGGGTCCTTCCTGGCCAAAGCGGCATGCGGGGGGCGCGAGTGCGGCATCGCCCTAGCGTCAGGGCGCCAAGCAGGTTACCACCCGGCCCGGTTACCGGCTCTGGTTACCACCCGGCAGAGCGGCCACTGCGTCACCAGACTCCGAACGCAACCCGAACTCACACCACCCGCCCGGCGGCAACGCCCGGCGGGTTTTGCTTTTGGACTTCCCCTTGAACGCACTTCAGGTCGAATACCGCCCGGTCCAGACGCTGATCCCCTACGCCCGCAACCCCCGCACGCACGCCGATAGCCAGATCGCCAAGATCGCCGCCTCCATCGTCGAGTTCGGCTTCACCAACCCGATCCTGGTCGATGGAGACAACGGCATCATCGCCGGGCACGGGCGGCTGGCCGCAGCACGCCGGCTCGGGCTCGAGCAGGTGCCGGTGATCGAACTGGCGCACCTGACCCCGGCGCAGAAGCGCGCCCTGGTGCTCGCCGACAACCGCCTGGCGTTGGACGCCGGCTGGGACGAGGCACTGCTCGCGCCGGAGCTGGCCGAGCTGTCGGATGCCGGCTACGACCTGACGCTGACCGGCTTCGAGGAGGCCGAGATCGACGCGTTGCTCGCCGAAGCGACGGTTGATGCCGAACAGGAACCCCAAGCCGAGGCGTCGGATGCCGCCGATGAACTACCCGAAGCCCCGACCGTGCCGGTCTCACGCGCCGGTGACATCTGGATCCTCGGCAAGCACCGCCTCATCTGCGGCGACGCCACCGACCGGGACGTGATCGCCGCGCTGATGCAGGGCGAGACGGCTGCGTTGTGCTTCACCTCGCCGCCCTACGGCAACCAGCGCGACTACACCACCGGCGGCATCGCCGACTGGGACGGCCTGATGCGCGGCGTCTTCGCCCACCTGCCGATGGCAGACGAGGGCCAGGTGCTGGTGAACCTGGGCCTCATCCACCGCGACAACGAAGTCGTCCCGTACTGGGAGGGGTGGCTGGCCTGGATGCGCCAGCAAGGCTGGCGGCGCTTCGCCTGGTACGTCTGGGACCAGGGCCCGGGCATGCCCGGCGACTGGGCAGGCCGGCTGGCGCCTGCCTTCGAGTTCGTCTTTCACTTCAACCGGCAAAGCCGCAAGCCGAACAAGATCGTGCCCTGCAAATGGGCCGGGCAGGACACCCACCTGCGCGCCGATGGCACATCGACCGCGATGCGCGGCAAGGACGGTGAAGTCGGCGGCTGGACGCACAAGGGGCTGCCCACCCAAGACAGCCGCATCCCCGACTCGGTGATCCGGGTGATGCGCCACAAAGGCAAGATCGGCCAAGGGATCGACCACCCGGCCGTGTTCCCGGTGGCGCTGCCGCAGTTCGTGATCGAGGCCTACACCGACCCCAGCGACCTCGTGTTCGAGCCCTTTGGCGGCAGCGGCACGACGATGCTGGCTGCCGAGCGCACCGGCCGCGTCTGCCGCAGCATCGAGATCGCGCCCGAGTACGTGGACGTGGCGGTCACACGCTTTCGGCAGAACCACCCCGGCGTGCCGGTGACGTTGCTTGCGACCGGCCAGTCCTTCGAGGAGGTGGCGGCCGAGCGGCGGGCGAAGGAGGCGGTTCCGGCATGAGCGCGTCGTGGCTTGCCGAGCGGATCGAGCAGTGGCCGACCGCCAAGCTCATCCCCTACGCCCGCAATGCGCGCACCCATTCCCAGGAGCAGGTCGCGCAGATCGCGGCTTCCATCGCCGAGTTTGGCTTCACCAACCCGATCCTGGCGGGCAGCGACGGGGTGATCGTCGCCGGTCACGGGCGGCTGGCCGCTGCCCAGAAACTGGGGCTGGAGCGGGTGCCGGTGGTCGTGCTCGATCACCTGACCCCGACTCAGCGCCGGGCGCTCGTGATCGCCGACAACCGCATCGCCGAGAACGCCGGTTGGGACGAGCAACTGCTGCACCTCGAGCTGCAAGACCTGCAGGCAGCGGGCTTTGACCTGGACCTCACCGGCTTCGATGCCGACGCGCTGGCCGACCTGCTCGCCGGCGACGAGCCGGATGTCCAAGGCCAGACCGACGAGGACGCGGTGCCCGAGGTCGGGCAGACCCCGATCTCAAGACCGGGCGACGTCTGGCTGCTGGGCCCGCACCGGCTGCTGTGCGGCGATGCGACCCTGGCTGAAAGCTACGACCGCCTGATGCCAGGCGCGGCAGCCGACATGGTCTTCACCGACCCGCCGTACAACGTCAACTATGCCAACAGCGCGAAAGACAAGCTGCGCGGCAAGGATCGCGCGATCCTCAACGACAACCTCGGGGACGGCTTCTTTGATTTCCTGCTGGCGGCGTTGACGCCGACCATTGCTCACTGCCGAGGGGCGATCTACGTGGCCATGTCCTCCAGCGAACTGGACGTGCTGCAATCGGCCTTCCGCGCCGCCGGCGGCCACTGGTCGACCTTCATCATCTGGGCCAAGCACACCTTCACCCTGGGCCGCTCGGACTACCAGCGCCAGTACGAGCCGATCCTGTACGGCTGGCCCGAGGGCGCGCAGCGCCACTGGTGCGGCGACCGCGACCAGGGCGATGTGTGGAGCATCAAGAAGCCGCAGAAAAACGACCTGCACCCGACGATGAAGCCGGTGGAACTGGTCGAGCGGGCCATCCGCAATTCCAGCCGCCCGGGCGATGTGGTTCTCGATCCCTTCGGTGGCTCTGGAACGACGCTGATTGCGGCCGAGAAGTCCGGCCGCATCGCCCGGCTGATCGAGCTCGATCCCAAATATGTGGATGTGATCGTGCGCCGTTGGCAGGACTTCACCGGCCAGCAAGCCACCCGCGAGGCCGACGGCGCGGCCTTCGATCAGGCGGCGATTGAGTCCTCGATGATCTCGCAGTGAATCACGAAGCCCGTCAGGTAAGGCAGGCCGCGCGGGATGCCGTACTGCTTGCTGG